TACCTACCAATGTGGCACCCGATGATGCACGGCATGACTACATAGCCCGTGTCTACAAGATGAGCCATGCTGAACTCTTTGCCGAACTAATGAGGGTGCATACCGAGGCTAGTAGGCTAACTACAGACCTGCAAGCCCAGATTGATGAATTAAAGAAAGACAGCAGTAATGACTGTGCGGGGGTTTGATGTAAAGAAAACGGCGCAGGCTTGGTTTAAGCAAGCGTCTAATCTGGATAAGGATTACTTTTGGCGCTGCATGAAAAGCCATAAGGAAAACTCTAAACCTAATGGAGACTATCCTTACTGCGGTATACACGCTGAAACATATAAACTGATGGTTAATCACCCTTGGGGTCAGGAGTATCTAAAAATTGTCAAACTTAAATAAGGTCTTGCCTCAGATTGCGCCCCACTGTACAGATATGTGGGAACACTTCACCACCCTTAGAGACTACGCACAAGAGTGTTCATCGGTAGTTGAGATGGGGGTAAGAGGCGGCTGCTCTGCCTACGCCTTGGCTGCTGGTTTGGAAGCCAGCCCCTACAAAGGCAAGTGGATGCTCTACTTGGATATTAACGCCTGCCAAAACCCTAAGTTAGAGGAACTCTGCAAACTCTCTGACATCAGCATCGAGTTTAAGCAGGCGGATTCCCGCCACATTGAGATACCTACCTGTGACCTACTTTTTATCGATACGCTCCATACCTATGGGCAGTTGAAGTTAGAACTATCGCTCCACCATGAGAAGGCTAAGAAGTACATCATCATGCACGACACCGATGCCCCTTGGGGGTTTAAGAACGAGGTTGATGATGGCTCACCTGACCGTGGGCTTTGGCCTGCCATTGAGGAGTTTGAAAAGGAACACCCTGAGTGGCAGGTGCATGAGCGCTTTCGTAACTGCCACGGGCTAACCATACTGTTGAGAGCCTAATGCACGAATCAGCCATTAAAAATGGCAAACGGTTTTTTGAAACCTATGCCAAGCATAAAGACGGTGGTGTGGTAGTTGACATTGGTAGCCAAGACGTAAACGGTAGTCTTAGGTCTTATACCCCTGAACGGTTTAAGTACGTTGGCGTAGATTTCAAAGAGGCAGCAAACGTGGATGTGGTGCTTAAAGAGCCATACGTCTTGCCATTTGAGTCTGAGTCTGTAGACATTGTGGTGTCTTCTTCATGCCTAGAACACTCTGAGTTCTTTTGGCTAACCTTTTTGGAAATAGTCAGGATTACTAAGCCTGATGGCTTGATCTACATCAATGCACCCTCTGGTGGCCCTCACCACGCCTTTCCTGTTGACTGCTGGCGGTTTAGGCTAGACGCAAGCATGGCGCTTATGAACTGGGCTAACCACAATGGATATAACACTATCTTGCTAGAAGCCTTTGTTGATAGCGCTCCGATATGGCACGACATGGTAGCAATCTACATTAAAGACAAAAACCTGTCCCACCTTTACCCAGATAGGATTGATCTTGAAGTTTGACACCAAGAAGTTTTACCAGTTTTGCCGCAACCTAAAGATTGAATCTAAAGAGCAAGGCATGATTACCTTGGGGGAAACCCTACTAGGTACTCAGACCTATGTGATTGATGAAGTAGCCAAAGGCTTAGAAGACGATATTCATTTCTTTATTGTGCTGAAAGGAAGGCAGTTAGGTATCACCACCATCAGCCTTGCTATGGACTTGTATTGGCACTTCCTAAACCCCGGTATGCAAGGCACTCTAACTACTGATACGGAGGAAAACCGTGAGCAGTTTAGAAGCACCCTACAGATGTACATGGACGGACTACCCAAAGAGTACAAGATACCCCTTATGTCCCACAACCGAAACCAGATGGTTCTCAAAAACCGATCCAGAATGTTCTACCAAGTCGCTGGCACAAGGTCAAAGGGAACACTGGGACGCGGTAAAGGTATCACTTTCTTGCACGGCACTGAGACTTCTTCTTGGGGTGACGAAGAAGGACTCGCCTCTCTTCTTGCCTCCCTCGCAGAAACCAACCCCCTTAGATACTATATGTTCGAGTCCACCGCCCGTGGGTTCAATATGTTCCATGATATGTGGGTGACAGCCAAGAGAGCGCGTACACAAAGAGCCATATTCTGTGGCTGGTGGCGCAATCAACTCTATGCTGCTGACCCAAACTCTGATGTGTACCGCGTCTACTGGGATGGGAAGTTATCCGCAGAAGAAAAAGAATGGACGCGAGAAGTTAAAAAGGTCTACAACTACGAGATCAATAGCCGCCAAATGGCTTGGTGGCGTTGGAAGTTACACGAAGGGCTAAAAGACGAAGGCTTGATGTACCAAGAGTTTCCTCCCACAGAGGACTACGCCTTTGTGATGACAGGCTCATCGTTCTTTTCTACCAGCAGATGTACTGATGCTATGAAAGTAGCCAAATCCATAGACGCTAACTATTACCGTTTCTCTATGGGGGCAAACTTTCAGGATACTGAGTTACTACAGTCTACCGCACGGCTTGCAACGATGACAATTTGGGAAGAACCCATCGACTTAGCCTACTACGTGATTGGTGCTGACCCTGCCTACGGTTCATCCGATTGGGCAGACCGCTTTTGCATACAGGTTTACCGCTGTTATGCCGATGGGCTGGATCAGGTGGCTGAATTTTGCTCATCCGAACTCAATACCTACCAGTTTGCTTGGATTATTTGCTACTTGGCAGGCGCATATAAGAACTCAACCCTAAACCTTGAGGTCAACGGGCCGGGGCAGGCAGTCATTAACGAGATGCGTAACCTTAAACGGCAGGCAACCGCTATGGGAGGCTCTGATGCTGCCAGCCTATACAACGTACTAGCCAATATGCAGCACTACCTCTGGCGGCGTAATGACAACTTTGGCGGCGTATCCAACAGCATTGGGTGGGTTACCACTCATTCCAGCAAAGAACGGATGCTCAATTACTTCAAGGATTACTTTGAGCGTGGTATGTGTAACGTGTATGGCATAGATTTACTAGATGAGATGAAAGGTATAGTACGTGACCAAGGGACGATTGCAGCGTATGGAAGGGGAAAAGATGATCGCGTTATTGCTTCAGCGCTGGCCTGTGCAGCCTACGCAGAACAGGTACAGCCCAGACTCATTGCCCAAAGGCTTACCCGTGTCAAAAAGGAAGCCCAAGACACAGCCGCCACAAATCCTGAAGGAGAGCAAGTCAGGAAACAGGTCAATAACTACCTCAAGGCACTTGGCTTTTAGGTATGGATACGGTTCTGACTAAACAAGACATCATCCGCAGGCTTGAGGCCATGCGCTCTAAACGTAAGCGCGGATTTACCATGCGTATGTTCGCTTCCTTTGCCGCCATAGGCTATCGGCACATGGAATCCATAACCCGTGACGGATCAAGCACCTTTACTGAACTGACTCAGCGCAAACTAAGTAAGGCGCTCCTAGCCTTGGAAAAAGGCGAGGCTGGCCCAAGAATAGACATTCTGGGGCGCAAGTTTATTGACTACCACCCAAGGGCTAAACCAGTTTTGAAGCGCGGGATGGGGATAGAAATGACCCCCTTGGGCATCAAAATGAAGGTAGGAATCACCAATAAATACGATTTTTCTAAACCGCGACTTGATGACGCATTGAAAAAAAGGGGCTAATATGGCAGTGATGAACGACTATAAGTGTCCGGCTCACGGGTACTTTGAATCGCGTGAAGCGGTATGTCCTCATGGATGTACCGATGTACAAGTGGTTTTCTTGCAGCCTGTAGGTATGACAAGTGATCGTACCAAGGGTAGCGATAAGACCCTGAAACAACTTGCACTGGACTTTAAGATGAGCGATGTGAAGTCTGTCAAACAAGGCGAAGCACAACCACCACGGTTTGCTAAACCAGATAATCCGTTTGCTCCGCGATGGGGTTCTCCGGGTGATCTTGGCGGCTTTAACTTGCGCTCTGTCGGAGGCGAAAACGTATCTGGCATTGGAGCAGTGAAAGAAGGATCAAGACTTACGGGGCCGCGTGTTGGCAGTTATGTTGCTGACCATCAAAACCTAAAGATTGACAAATGAGAATACCTACCGACCCATTAGAACGCGAGATGTTCTACATGGACATTATGCAAAAGTGCATGGTGTCTATGGAAAGCAGACGCACAGAATCAGAAGGCTTGCGATCCTACTACCTGTTTGGTGCAGGGCCAGAGGAAGCGCCAGCGCAATATAACAAAATCTTCCCGCACATAGATCAACTATCTGCGTTTATGTATGCAGCAGATTCTACACGCTTTTCAATTAACATTGGGGCAAGCGAGTCTGAAGATTATCAGCGCATGGTTCCTGTTTTAACTAAGGCGCTCTACGATTATTGGTTAAATAGCAACGCAGATCAAGTCTTTGGTCAAGCACTAAACTGGTCATTTTGCTACAACACCACCTTTGTGAAACCAGTTTGGCGCAATGGTATCCACCCGTACATGGTGGAACCCGCTGCCATTGGCGTGTTGCGTGAAGACGTTCCGTACACGGATCGTCAAGAAGCGATGATTCAGCGCTACTACATGACCAAGAGCGAATTGTTCTCACGGCTGTGGTCGCATCCCAAGAGAGATGAATTGGTGCGCCGCATCACCTTCTCTCAGCAAGAAACGTCTGACAATGCTTCAGGTATGGATCGTGTGATTACGTCTGCAACCAATCCTACCATCTACGGAAACATTAACTTAAACCTCACTGGCGTAAACCGCTACGTGCCTATGATTGCCGAAGACACGGTGATGATGCACGAACTTTGGATTTACGATGATGAGATTGATGACTACCTATGCGTCACGATTGCTGACCCTAACGTAGTAATCTTTGACCGTGCGTCCAAGATGATGTTCTTGGAAGGAGAAGTGCCTTTCGTTCAAATTTCTCCCAATCCGCAGTACGACTACTACTGGGGGCAATCAGAAGTGCAACGCTTGATCTTCTTGCAAGACATGAGGAATAAGCGCACCACTCAGATCATGCAATTGCTAGACAAACAGGTAGACCCACCCACGGTATTGCAAGGTTTTGGTGGTCTATTGGATGAGAAAACCTTTGCATTGCGCCGTGCTGGTGGCCTATTGGCTAACGATATGCCCAACGGCAAGGTCGAACAGTTTGCTCCAGACATACCAAATGACATATTTCGTGAGATTGCTGAGATTGATGCCATGTTTGCGGAGGCTTCAGGTATCGTTTCCGTTCTGCAAGGCCGGGGTGAAAGTGGTGTTCGTAGTGCTGGACACGCCTCCCAACTGGCTCGACTCGGCTCTTCACGCGCTAAAAAACGCGCTTTGGTCATTGAAAGCGCCTTGGAGAAACTGGCAACCCTCTATCTGAAGATGATGATGGTATATGACGATACCGTTTACGTTGATGAAAAGGGTAATAAGTTTATAGCCAAGCAGTTTACCGATGATTTCACAGTGAAAGTGGACGCGCACAGTAATAGTCCAATCTTCATGGAAGACCAGCGAGAGATGGCTTTCAGCCTGTATCAGGCCGGAACTATTAGCAAAGAGCGCTTGATCGAGATGATTGACCCGCCCATGAAGCAACAACTGCTTGAAGACTTGAAAAAACAGACTCAAACTGTACAAACGCCTCAAAGCCCTGAGATTCCTCAAGGCCAAGAGCCAATCGCACCTCAACCGGGAGAGATAGATGGCGGCCCTGCCTAACCAACCAGAAGGAAACCTCCGCACCGGCGATCAGCCCCGTGCTACGGAAACATCCATCAAAGATACTGAACGAAGCATGGGAAGAATCTCTTATTCACGCCAAGCACAGCGTGGAGGGTTCCCCAAAACTTCATACGGGACACGTTACATGAGGAAATCATAAGTGGCGAAAATGCAGTCACGCCCTTTTTTTTGGTTGACACTATAGTTTGTCTCAATTGAAAATCCGCACATCATAGGAACAGGATTACATATGGCTGTTTCAAGCAAAGAAATGATGGATATGCTCAAGTCTGAGCAACCACAACCGACACCTCCTCCCAACGAGCAGGCCAGCCAGACTGCGCCTATGCCATCCCCAATGACCACGCCTGAGCCACAGTCGGGCAACATGGAGCAAGCACGTTTGAACGTGATGATGGCGCTCGATATGATCCAGAACGCCTTGCAGACCTTTGGCCTTGAGTCCGAAGAGGGCATGGCACTTCAGGATGTTGTTGGAAAGATTACGGCAAAATTCGGAGAGCGTGAGTCTGATACCCGTCAACTCATGCCAGCAGAGATCATGAATTTGATTCAAACCTTGCCGCAGGCGGGTGGTGCAACCCCTGAAGCAAGGGCAGTCGCAGCAGCACCAGCACCCGGAACTCAACAACCTCCATTACCCATTTAAGGAGAAGTAAATGGAACTCTTCAAACCACGTGGCAATCTGGCTCCGCGCCGACCCACAGATAACACTCAGCAGAACGGTCAAATCGTCAACACTCCGCGCTTTGCAGAGTTTGGCGGCTTAACTGCTCCAAACAAAATTGGCCCCAAGAACAAAATGACTCTTGGTAAGCCGGGTGACGGTAAAAAAGTCATCTAATTGACAGAAAGGGGCTAACAAAATGTCATTAGAGAATTTATCCGTAGAAGCACAACAAGAGTTGGCAATGCTTGCAAAGACTTTGGCTGAAGACCCAAAGACGCGCAGATCATTTCTTCAACTTACTAAGCAAGTACGCCCGGATGTTCCAATCCCTGAGATTGAAATTGAAGAGCGTACTAACTCAGTCCTTCAGCAAGCCGAAGACCGTGTTAAGTCTTTAGAAGACAAACTACGGGCTAAGGAAGCGCGGGAAGAGTTAACAAAACGCCGCGATACCCTAGTCAAGAAGGGTCTTGTCGAGTCCGAAGACGAAATCAAGGAAGTCGAGAAGATCATGGTTGAAAAAGGTATTGCAAATCACGAAACCGCTGCTGAATACCATTCGTGGATGAAGCAAGCGGCAGCGCCTACACCATCGCAGTTTCCGCAGCCCGTAATGTCGAAGTTTAATACCAAGGATTTTATGAAGAATCCTGTTGGTGCGGCACGTGACGCGGCTCATGCAGCATTAAGCGAATTTAGGAAAAATCCGAAGCCTATTGGCTTTTGATTTTATTGGTTTAGGGGCTTTTTTCTAGGAGATTAAAAATGCCTATTGGCGGAGGAATTATACCGGCCTCTGGGAGTCAACAATACACGGAACTTAC